ATACCCCCGCCATCCTCTCTACCCACCCCATTTTTTGATTTTTGGATATGAGTAAAAACCGAAAAGCAGATCGGCACAAAAACCGAACACACGAAAGCGAGGCGTTGCGGCAGCGTCTGCGCACGCTTGCGCAGGCCGACATCACGCCTGGCGTCGTCGCCGCACTGCCACTTGTGAACAGGAAGACCCGCGACGCCTGCGCGAAGTCGCTCGTCAAGTTCGCCGCGACCTACTGCGTGGGCGAGGGTGGGTTCCTCGAAGTCGCGCCGCCGCCATCCATGAGCGGCATCCTCGACGAGATGCAGACGGCGATAGGCGACGCCTCGACGCCCTACCACATCCGCGTCGCTCGCGGCCACGGCAAGACGAGCTACATGAAGTGCGCGGTCGCGTGGGCGCTCGCCTACGGCATCCGCCGCTACATCGTCGCGGTGTCGGCTGATGCGAGCAAGGCGTCGGCCATAATCGCGGACTTGCAGGTGTTCTTCTCGTCTGCGCCGAAGTTCTGCGAGGACTTCCCGGAAATATCCGTCCCGCTCGTCTGCATCGGCGGTATTCCGCTGCGCGCGAAGACGCAGACCTGCCGGGGCGCGAACACGAACGTCCGAATGTCCGCGAAGGAGATGCGCCTGCCGACGATAGCGGACGAGGACGGCAACCCCTACCCCGCGTCGGGGGCAATCCTCGCGTCGGTCGGCGTGGCGGGCAACGCGCGCGGCCTCGTGCGGGGGTCGCTCCGTCCCGACCTTGTGCTGTTCGACGACCTCCAGAACGACGTGCTGGCGAAGAGCGAGGAGCGCGTCATGGAGGCGGCGCAGACAATCCGCAAGGGCTTCATGGGCTTGGCCGGACACCGCAAGAAGATCGCGGCCATAATGACCTCGACGCCTATCGAGCCGGACGACCTTTCGGAGGTCTTCGCGGCGGACAAGGCGTGGAAGACGACGACCTACAAGATGGTGACCGCATGGCCGGCGTGCTTTCGCGGCGTGAACGGCAAGCCCGACCTGTGGCAGGAGTACGCCGACATATACCAGCGCGAGCTCGTCGAGGGGCGCAAGCCGCACGTCGCGGGCAACAAGTTCTACAAGGCGCACCGCGAGGAGATGGACGCGGGCGCGGCGGTGCTGAACCCCGACAACTACGACCGACGGACGGAGGTTTCGGGCATCCAGCACGCCATGAACATCCTCTACCGCGACGGGTTCGACGCCTTCATGGGCGAGTATCAGATGGAGCCGCCACGTGCGGCGTTCGCGTTCGAGATAACGGCGAAGATGATACTCTCGCGCGTCCGCAGGGGCACGCGGCCGAACGAAATCCCGCCCAACACGGTGTTCACGGTCGCCGCGACGGACATCAACCCCGGATATGCGATAACCACCGCCGTGGTCGCGTTCGACGTGCAGCTCACCGCGCAGGTGGTCGCCTACCACGCGACGCCCGTCAAGATTTCCGACCGCCTGAACGACACGGCGTTCGGGTCGCAGGTATACGCCGCGCTCGCCGCGCACGGGCGCGAGATAAAGGCGCTTGGCGTCCACATCGACCTCTGGGGCATCGACGCGGGCGGCAAGCAGTTCCCGACGGTGACGCGCTTCGCGCCGTCCGCAGAGGCGGAAATCGGCATCAAGGCGGTCGCCATGCTGGGCCGCGCGGGGCAGAACTGGAACCCGAACGTGCGGTCGCGCATACGCGCCGAGCGGAACGGCACGATACTGTGCGCGGACGCGCAGCACCGCCGCTGGATAGCGTGGAACGCCGACGAGCACAAGGAGCGGGCGCAGCGGGCGTGGGCGACCGAGACGGGCGCGCCGGGCGGCCTGTCGCTATTCGACGGCGGCGTAAACCACTACAAGTTCGCCGCGCAGATAGCAAACGAGAAGATCAAGGCGAAGAACCGCATCCGCTCGAAGGACGGGCGCGAGGCATACGCCTACGAATGGCGCACAAGGAACCCGCACGACTACGGCGACTGCATGGCCATGAGCTATGCGCTTGCGTCGTCGGAAGGGTTGACGCCCGACGGTATGGGGGCGGTGGAGGTCCCCGCCGCGCAGGGCTTTGAGATACTTTAACCACAAAACAGGAGACACGAAATGAAGAAATCCACAAAAAGGCACACCCCAAGGAGCTATGAGACGCGCGTGGTCGTTCCCGCGCCCATGCCGCCGCGCTGCCCCAACTGCTTCAACCACAGCTCGAAGATCACGGGCGGCACGAAGTTCATCAACGGCACGCGGCGCGAATACCGCACCTGCAGCGTATGCGGCGCAGCGTTCCAGTCATGGCGCGAAATGACATCAACGGAGCGCGAAGAACACCCTGATTGCGTGTAGCGGTTTTTAATTGTTCGGCGGTTTTGACCACCCAGAGGGCGGGTTTTGGGGGCGAAAAGGGGCAGAAAATTCCTACCATAGGAATGTTTTTGCCCTGCGCGCTTGATTTTGACTTGACCTGTGTTATGATTATGGCGAAATGCAAGAGGCATACATACAGGGCGAGACAATCAAGTTCGCCGTTTCGGACGGCGGCTATACCGCCGCGTCGGTGCAGATCGGCGCGGCCAGCGCGGTCGCCATGACCCTCGCGGACGGCGTGTGGTCGGCGTCCGTCTCTTCGGCGGACATGGCCGGCGTCGTCCGTTATGCCGTCTTCGCCACGGTGGACGGCGAAAAGAAGGCCGTCGAGACGGGCGCGTTCACAGTGCGGCCCTTGCGGTCGAAGTATTGGGCGGTCGTTGAGGCCATCGACGCCGCGCTCCAGGGCGTGGCAGCGAATGGCAAATACTCGATCACCGTGGGCGAAATCTCGCTCCAGGACAAGACCTTCGACGAGATGATAAAGTTCGAGGAATACTATCGCGGCCTCGCCGAGCAGGACGAGACGGGCATGACTTCCATCGGGCGCGTTTCCACAATCCAGGCGAGGTTCTAACATGGCGCTGCTCGACTTCCTCAAACGCGGCAAGAAAGCCCCAAGCCCCGCCAACCGCGACGGGAACAAGGGCGACGCCTTCGTTCGTTCCTTCGGCGCGGCGGCGCTCGACAACGTGCTCCAGCCGTGGATATGGGACGGCGGCTTCTCGAATAGGGAAATATCCGCGCAGCTTGCCACCATCCGCTCGCGCTCGCGCGACATGGCGAAGAACTCGCCGCACTACAAGCGGTTTTTGGACTTGTTCGTCGCCAACGTCGTCGGCGAGGGTTTCAGCTTCAAGTCGACCGCCGCGAAGTCGCGCGAGGATTTCAGCGTAGACGAGAAGGCGGCGCGGTTCATCGAGAATCACTGGTGGCGCTGGGCGACATCCCCCGCGCGGTGCGACGAGACGGGCCGCAAGTCACTCGCCGCCATCCTTCAGCTTTGCGCGGAGAATTGGGCGCGCGACGGCGAGTATTTCATCCACCTGAACCGCTCCGCGCAGAACATCTACGGCCTGTCGCTCCGCGTAATCAGGCCCGACGCCTGCGACGAGCTCGTCAGCGGCGAATACAGCGGCGCGAACATCGTCAACGGCGTGGAGGTTGACCCCGCGTCGCTCAAGCCGGTTGCGTACTTTTTCAACACGACCCGCGAAGACCCGTTCGCGCTCCGCATAGGCCGCAAGGCGCGCATCCGCGTCCCGGCGCGCGACATAATCCACGGCTTCACCCAGCACGACGAGTGCCAGACGCGCGGCGTCCCGCTCGGCTACGCCGTCCTCGCCAAGCTGAAAATGCTCGACGAGTACGACCGCTCGGAACTTGCCGCCGCCCGCGACGAAGCAAACACCATCGGCGCGTTCCACGCACCGGCGGGGCGCGACGGCGAAATCGGCACGTGGACGGATGCGGCCAAGCAGAGCGTCCGCACGCTTGAGTCGAACCCCGCGAGCAAGCTCATACTTCCGCAGGGGTGGGACTACGAGAACCACACCCCGCAGCACCCGAACCGCGAGGTGACGGCGTTCAAGAATTCCATGCTCCGCGACGTGGCGTCGGGCCTTTCGCTCGAATACGCCTGCTTCGCAAACGACTGGGCGGGGGTTTCCTACTCGTCGGTGCGCCAGGGCACAATCGCCGAGCGCGATATGTGGATGATGATGCAGGGGAAGTTCATCGAGCAGTGTCTCGACCGCATTTTCGCCGCGTGGCTTGAGTCCTTCCTGTCGCTCGCCGTCTCTGGCGACCTCGACAAGGCGAACATAGACTATCTGGCAGACCACGAGTTCCGGGGCCGCCGCTGGGCGTGGGTTGACCCCATGCGCGACGTGCAGGCGTCCGCAATTGCGGTCGCAAATGGCTGGAAGACAGACGCGCAGATCGCGGCGGACTACGGCGGCGACATCGCCGACAACCTCGCGGAACAGGCGCGAATCCAGAAGGAGCGCGAGCAGTTGGGCATCAAGGCCCCCGCCGCGCCCACCAACACACCAAAGGAGAACGAAGACAATGGCAACACCTAAGAAAACCGAGAGGGTGAAACGCGCCGAGCTGACATACCGCGAGGCCGACTTCACCGTAGAGACGCGCGAGGACGGCGACACGAAGTCGCAGCAGCTCCGCGTGTCCGTTTCGAGCGAGACGCCCTACCTCCGCGAGATATGGGACCCGGACACCCGCAAGTGGGTGGACGCCTACGAAGTCCTCGGCCACAAAGAGGGCGAAGTCGACACGCGCCGTATGCGCGACGGGCTCGTCATCCAGGACACGCACTGGGGCGACCAGGTGGGCATTATGCGCACCCCCGAGATCAAGGACGGCAAGCTCGGCGGCGTCGTCGAGTTCGGCAGCGGCGAGCGTTCGCAGGAGATAATGCGCGACGCGCTCGCGGGTATCCGCCGCAACATGAGCGTCGGCTACCGCGTCCTGAAGTTCAAGCGCGAGGGCACGGCGGAGGACGGATACCCGATCTTCCGTGCCGTCAAG